AGTCAGTCTACTTCTGGGTCCCAGACGTCGGAGGACACAACCTTGCGAGCGCGTCACTGGTGCTTCACCCTCAATACTCCGAGCCAACAGGAGTTATCAACGCTATCCACCGTATTTGCGACATCACCGGCTTGCATGTACATGGTTTACCAGCTAGAAGAAGGCTCGAACGGAACTCGTCACGCCCAGGGCTACATAGAATTCAACGCCGCGCAACGCTTTTCAACGGTGAAACGATTGATCTCACCGAGGATACATCTGGAGAAGAGGATGGGAACGAGGGACCAAGCGAGGGAGTACTGCATGAAGCTCGAGTCTAGAGTCGAAGGCCCTTGGGAGTATGGTACGTGGGTTCCCGGAGGTTCTGGAAGACGATCTGATCTCCACTTCATCAGGGAAAAGATCAAGCAAGGAGCAACTGAGGTTGACTTATGGGAGGAATATTTTCCAACAATGGCGAGAAACTACAGAGCTATTGACCGATACAGAGGTCTCGTATCTGTACCACGAGACACTCCACCAGTGGTCCACGTACTTTATGGACCGACTGGAACAGGAAAATCAAGATGGTGCCAAGAAACTTTTCCAGGAGCCTATTGGAAGAGCCAAGACCAATGGTGGGATGACTATGACGGACAAGAAGCAGTCATATGCGACGAATTCTACGGATGGCTTAAATTCTCTATATTGCTTCGAATCTGTGACAGATATCCTATCCGCTTGGAACGTAAAGGAGGATTCATAAACTTCAAGACGAAGACTATCGTGTTTTGTTCTAATACTAAACCTGAAGAGTGGTACCAAAATATTAAAAACTTTAATGCATTTGAAAGGAGAGTAGACTTATGGCATTATCTGCCGGAAGAAGGAAAACATGACACAGTAACTAGTGTATTATCTTTTAAAAGATTAATCGAGGTTTAATTGTCTTTGACAGGTTCTGTAGTACCAGAAGGAAGGTTGGCGTTTGTGATGGTACCTTGACCAACACCTGTACCCATATTGTAAGAAGGAAGATTCCTATAAGATGAGCTGTACCAATACTTCTTTATATTGACTACGTCGAGGGCTCCGATACCATAGTTCACTAAAGTATCAGTCGTTGAATCATGGACAGGTTGACCATGAAATCGGAAGAAGACTTCCCTTCCGAAGGAGGGGCGGAAGACCGCCCAGTCCGCGATGTTTGTGCCATCGCCTTGATTCTTAGGTTGATAAACTTCACGACTGAAGGATTTCCATCCAGTCGAAACTTTAAACATGCATTGCCCTCCAGCGGGCAGCATAAATTTCAGCTGTTTGATTACTTTCCAGTTTTGAGTAAAGACAGGAACCATGTAAGGAGTATGAGCAAAGTTAGCAGCAGTGATAGAAGGAGCTGATTGGCTGGTTGCATTATTAATCGGGAACGTAGTAGCGCCGAGAGTGATTCCACGACCATCATTATAATCACCGGCGTATGCATTTTCAGCATTATTATTGATGACATCAGGAGCTAGAACGTTAGGACCATTGCCTATTCCAGCATTGGGGATGTACTTGCGGGGACGACAAATATAAACTTCAAGCCAGACTGCACCTGCAAGGTTGCCGTTGGACACTTGGAAGAGTTGTTGTCCTTTGACACGAATCTTTGTATTAATTCGGCCAGCTTTTTTTCCTAAAGTAGTTCGACCAGGGAAAATAAGATCATCTACGTTTCGAACTTGTTCGAATATTTCCTGAGTATCTCGATAGGCGAAGAGACCGTTGGTTTCAGCACCTTGAGGATCAGGAGTGGCTATGGTGATAGCACCTGCAGGACTATGTACATGCTTAGAACCAGAGTAACCATAAAAATAAGACTTAGCACGCTGCTTTCTACGACTTCTCTTAAGCATACGGGACCTCCGTGAGAATTTTCTACGGGAGCGACGACGGAAGGAAGGGACGCGTCGACGACGGAAGGAGCGACGTCTAAAGACCATGATGACGACGAAGGAGAAACTGTTCCTTCAGAGCTGAGGCTAGACGAATACGAAGGGGACGCTTGTGACGTTGTGGAGCGCGAGAAAGAAGACGACGGATCGCAATAATACGATTTTTTATTGAGCGAAATCTACCGCGTCGAATATTACTAATCCTAGGACGAATAAGACGAGTGATTGTCTTAAGGGCGCGTGCCTTGGAAGAATAAGATCCACGAAATGGAGGAGTACGGAAGGATCTAGAACGTGCTAGTTCCCACCAAGGACGAGAGGGAGTAGCGACGGACCTAGTAAAAGGAAGAGTGCGAGGAGTTCCTGTGCGGGTCCGTGGGACAGTAGCAGGAGTGACGGTCCCAATAGACTGTGAACCGGGACGAGGGGGAGTGTTAAGGACAAACTGACCAGAGCGAAGACGCTTACGACCAGCACTCTGACTAGGTGTGTTCAAGCTGGCGACAGTGCTTGTGGCACTGAGGAGACCAACACCACGGGAAGCCCAGCCTTGTGCAGCGAACTGACGATCTTCACCAGCGTCGGACCAGACGATGGATGGTGACGTGGCAGAGTAGGCGTCAGACAATGGAGTAAGGACACTCACTCCTGTTTCGATTGCCTGTCTGACACGTGGCCGGATATAACCACGTTCAAAAAGTTGAAGTGCACGTACGGTATCGCCAAACAGTCTTCGGCGAGTAGGCAGGAAGGGACTACGTGGCATACTGTCACAAAAGCCCTTGTGACAGGCGGGTAGAAAAAGGAAAAATGAAAAAACTATTAACTTAACATTAGAGGGTGGGTGCGCGATATTAGCTGTCACGCGCACGAGGTAGGGGGGGTAATACTAGCCCCCCTACCAGGCCTGCGGCAGCCTCACTTTCATTCATTATCCAACTTTCCAAGTATGGCACACATCGAGCCTTGTCATATTTGCAACGAGCCATTCAACCAATGCCGCTGTTTGGAGGACATTGCGATCAGTGCGATGAGTCAGTCTACTTCTGGGTCCCAGACGTCGGAGGACACAACCTTGCGAGCGCGTCACTGGTGCTTCACCCTCAATACTCCGAGCCAACAGGAGTTATCAACGCTATCCACCGTATTTGCGA